CCCTACGCGTACTCAAGTAGCAGATCACTCAGCCTGTGGACAATGCAGAGACACAGGATGGCGCGTCATCAAAGGCTTAGACCTAGAGAAGTGCGGATGCCTCATCGGCATGGAGCTTCATGGCAGGTAACCCAATCTACGGAACCAAGAGATGGAAAGAGCTGCGCCGGCTAGTACTCGAGGAAGACAGTGACTGCCACTGGTGCAGGCTCAAGGGCAAACGCACCAAGGCCACACAAGTAGACCACATCGTAGAGCTTGATCGTGGAGGTGACCCATATGACCGAGCCAACCTTGTCCCATCATGTGCATCATGCAATGCCTCCAGAGGAGCACGATTCGTCAATGCCAAAACAGCACAACGAATCCAAAACCGCAATAACGCATCCAAAACTTCTTTTTCTGTCAAAACCTCTACCCCGAGCCCCCACTCGGAAATCCCCTCAACTAGCCCGAACCAGCAGGGACTGAGCGGATCGGAGTCGGATATTCCAACATCGGGCAGGATCGAGCCGAGACTGGTCACGCCCGTCCCTGCCGGCGAGAGTTTCGGCCCTGCCCTGACCTTGTGGGCGAAGCGCGTGCTCAACATTGATCTGATGGAGTGGCAGAAGCGGATTGTCAACGATGCGCTGAGTTTGGACGAGGACGGTGACTTCGTTTTCCGTGAGGCCTGTATCAGTACGGCTCGTCAGAATGGGAAGAGTCTCGTCATGAGAGCGTGCGCTGGGTTCTTTGCGACCGAGTACGCAGCTTCTCGAAAAGAGCCTCAAACGATTTTGATTGTTGCCAACCAGAAGCGCCGAAGCATGGCCTTATTTCGTGACTTGGTTCGTGACCTTGAAGACAAGTTTCTCTGCAAGGTTCGCTGGCAGAACGGTGACGAGCGGATTAACTTCCCAGACGGATCATCTATCGCAGTCGTCGCAGCATCAGCTCATGCTCACGGATTTTCGGCATCAGTTCTGTTGGTGGACGAGATCTGGGACATTTCGCCCGACGTAGTTTTTACAGCCCTGCGTCCTTCACAGGTCGCTGTCAAGAATCCGATGATGATGATGTTTTCCACCGCCGGCGATCAAGGCTCAACAGTGCTCTTACAGCTTCGAGAGCAGGGAATGGCAGCGATTGATTCGGGCCGAACTGGTTCGCTGTATTTTGCCGAGTGGTCACTTCCGCCCGGAGTGAGTCTGGAAGATCGGCGCTATTGGGGCTGGGCGAACCCTGCACTCGGTACGACGATCACGATGAAGGCGCTTGAGCTTGCGTTTGACTCGCCGAATCGTCAAGCGTTCATCCGAGGCCATCTGAATCTGTGGGTTGATTCAACTAACTCGTACCTTCCGATTAACTTGTGGAACGATCGGAAAAGTGTGGATCCGATGCCTCCGATCCAGTGGCTTGTCATTGACTCATCAGTAGACGAATCACGCTATGTCGGGATCGGTTGCGCGTACGACGGGACGCGCGTGATCGTGACGACCGAGTTTGTCGTGGAGTCCGCCCAGCAGATGTGGGCCGAAGTCGTGACTCGAATGTCAGACCCATCTGTCAAGCTTGCGTGTACTCCATCGCTGGAGATCCACTGCCCTCCAGATCTTCGCCGGCGGATGACGATCGTCGGCTATGCGGAACTCATCAAGTGGACTGGCGCAGCTCGTGCGATGATCGTTGAGGATCGCGTCCGCCACACTGGCGACCTCGCACTCTCGGAACATTTCGCTCGAGCGGTCGCAGTCAAGACTGGCGGAGCGATCGTGCTCAGCTCGCAGAAGAGTCCCGGGCCGATAGAGCTCGCCCGATGTTCAGTGTGGGGAATTATGCTCACATCACGACCGAGAGCATCAGCGAAACCTCAGATGGCTTTCGGCTGACCCTAGTGGACACACGCTTGCGAGTTTGAGAGACTCGCAAGCGATGGCACTCTTCGGAAGTAAGAAGCAGGACGCGACCCCAGCGTTCGCGCACGCACCGCTTCAAGCTGCAGCAGGTAGCGCCTCACAAAGCGGACTCGGTCAGTTTTGGAGTTACACCGTCGGGGCGGCTTCAGAGCTGGCCTTGTCTGTGCCTACCGTGTCTCGAGCGACACAGATGATTATCTCTCTCGTCGGCTCACTTCCCCTCCGCCATTACACGACACAGTTCACCAATGATCGCTACGAGAAGATCTATCTTGAGAACGAATCATGGATGGACACTCCAGATCCAACCCTGACGCGTAACTTTGTCATGTCGAATCTGTGCATGGATCTCATGATGCGCGGACGCGCTTTCCTCTATGTGACTTCACGCAGCTCTGCTACCGGTCGGCCTCTCGCTTTCCAGTGGATGCCCTGCGAGATGGTGGACACATTGGATCAACCCGGTCCGCAGTTCTTCGGAAAATCCAACCAGATCACATTCAACGGCATCCAGATTCCGACACAAGATGTCATTCAATTCCTAGCTCCCGTTCAAGGGTTCCTCTGGACAGGTCGCCGAGTTCTAGAGACCGCGATCAAACTAGATCGCTCAGCTGAACGCTTTGCCTCAAATGAGATCGTCGCTGGATACTTACAGCAGACCGACAGCTCTGAACCTCTTGACGCTGAATCGCTTGGTGAGCTCGCTGCAGCATGGTCAAACGCTCGACGCGTGAACGCTGTCGGCGCATTGAACTCTGCTGTCAAGTACGAACAATTTGACACAGACCCGAGCAAACTCCAGCTCGTAGAAGCTCGCAACTTCAGCGCACTCGAACTGTCTCGAGCAATCGGAGTCCCTGCGTACCTTTTGGGAATCGGAATTTCTGGCTACAACTACAGCAACGCGACACAGGCCAAGCAGGATCTCTATCTGCTGGGAGCCAAGCTCTACATGGACTGTATTCAGGAGACCCTCAGCGGAACAGACATCCTGCCTCGTAATAGGTTCGTTGAATTTGACACCGAAGATCTGATAGCAGATGTAGAGATGAATCGCTCAGAGATTGACATTGAACAACCTGCCTCTATGCGAACCCCTCAGGAGATGCCCTCATGATTCGACTTACTGCTCAACAGATCACACTTGACGCTTCCGCCGATGGCGAACCATCACGCCAGATCACAGGCCTCGCCGTTCCTTGGAATGTCAAAGCGACTCTCTCCGGTGGAGAATCGGTCGTCTTCCTTGAAGGCTCACTTCCCGAAGATGGCCCAATGCCGAAGCTCCTTGAATATCACGACGAGACACGCGTCATCGGACGCGTGACCGAGAGAGTGTCAACCGCCGAGGGAATGATGTTCGTCGCCAAGTTGAGCGCGACCAGAGCTGCCGATGACGCTCTCGCACTGCTCGCCGATGGCGCTCTAGATTCAGTCTCCGTTGGCGCAGTGCCTACCAAGTTCAAGCGCCTCGCAGACGGGACGCTAGAGGTCTCTGAGGCTAAGTTCGTAGAACTGTCGGTTGTCACCGTCGGAGCTTACGAATCAGCTCAGGTCTACTCAGTCGCAGCCTCTTCACCCGAAGAGGAAGCACCCGACGAAGAAGAAGAAATACCAACCCCAACCCAACCATCCGAGGAGGATGAAATGTCAGAAGCAATCGAAGCAGCAGTACCCAATGCTCCCATCCAATACGCAGCACCGAAGCGCGAGTTCAAGCTTCCCACCGCTGCCGAGTACATGGTCAAGTTCGTCGCTGGCGGATCCGAGTTCGCTGAGTTCAACCAGCGCATCGTTGCAGCTGCACCGAATGTCACCACGACCGACACACCCGGCATCCTTCCAGTGCCGATCATCAGCCCGATCTACAACAACTTTGTAGCCAACTACCGTCCCTTGATCACCGCAATGGGAGTCCGCCAAATGCCACAGAGTGGCAAGGTCTTCATCCGTCCGAAAGTCACCACACACACGACCATCGGCGCAAGCAACGGTGAACTCGTCGCTCTCGATCAAGGCACTTTCGTTGTTGACGACATTCAGATCACGAAGGCCTTGTACGGCGGATTCGTGAAGCTTTCTGAAGAGTCAATGGACATGACCTCACCTGAGGTTCTCGGTGCATTGATTGACGACATGGCTCGCATCTACGCAAACGCGACAGATGTCGCAGCCTGTGCAACATTCGAAGCAGGAGTCACTCAGACTCAAGCACTCGCCGATGTCACCGATCCAGCCGACTGGGTGTCGTTCATCTACGGAGCTGCACAACAGATCCTCACCAACAGCAACGGCAACCTCCCCAATGTGATGGTGGTCAGTCCTTCCTACTACGCGTCACTCGGCGCATTGGTGGACACAGCTGGTCGTCCGTTGTTCCCGAATGTCGGCCCACAAAACGCAGTCGGAACTGGCGCATCTGCATCAACCTTCAACGGCAACGCTTTCGGCCTGTCGCTGGTCGTTGACCGCAACATCACCACCCTCCCGATCTATGTCGGTGACAGCAGTGGCTTCGAATGCTGGGAACAGCAAAAGGGCGCTGTATCGGTTGAACTGGCTGATGGTGCGCTTGGTCGTGTCATCAAGTTCCGCGGTTACTTCTCGTCCGTCATGATTGACGCGACCAAGTTCGTCACCAAAGCCTGAACCGACTGACGAGTAGAGAGAACGAACGATGGCAACATTCACAGTCACGCATCAGATGGTGCTTGACAATGTTGCCGTCGTTCAGACTCTTGAATCAACCGACATCGCTGTCGGTCAGACGATCACACTGTCAGGATGTGCTGCACAGCTGAACGGTAGTCATGTCGTTTTTGCAGTACCGACCTATCTCTTCATTGGAACAGATGAAGAAGGCGACTATCTTTTCAACCCTGATGTCATTATTCCGAACCAGTTGCTCTTCCAAGATGTGGGAGCAGATCTTGCTCGAGAAGCAGTTGATCCTGTCGGCTCGCTCGTCTGGACTCAGACCTGTACATGGATAAATGTTGCGGATCTCACCGAGTTTCTCGGCATCAGCGGAGCGACCGCCAATGACACAAGTTTCATGACCTCATCAGTTAACGCTTCAAATGCATGGTCATTTAAGCGCAGAGTTCAGGCTGGCTACCATGACTCACTTACTACCGTCCCTGATGCTGCAGTAAAAGCTGGAGTCGTGCTCATGGCTGCGAGCTTGTATCGAGAGCGCGGAAGTTTGGACTCCTTCAACAGCTTCCAAGACATGAACATCAGCGCACCTGTCGCTTCAATGGGTCGGATAAACCAGTTGCTCGGCATCAAGAGAAGTCAAGTGGCATGAGATGGCTGGCATCTTCACAGAAACGATTGATGCTGTCTCGGCAACGATCACAGCTCTCGGCCTTGTGCCGGTCACTGATCCACGCAACGCTCGACCTCTTACTGTATTCATTGAGCTTCCTACTTTCAGTGCGTTCAATAACCAGACAGCGGACATCACGATCGATCTCCGAGTGTTGGGCGCGCCACCCGGCAACCAAGACACTACGAACTACATACTCGGAGTCGTTGACACGCTCATGAACTCCTCCCTCGCAGTCATCTCTGGCAGACCTACGATCGCATCAATCGGATCAGCCGAGCTACCTGCATATGACCTCACAATAAGAATCGGCACTAGCCGCGTATAAAGGACAAAAACAATGACCGCAACAGTCACCTACCTAGCCAACCCCACCGTCACAGTCACAGCACCTTCGGCGATGACGCTCACCGATCACTGCTCAGCAGCGACCTTGACACTCACCGCCGAAGCACTCGAGAACACGGCCTTCGGTCAGACCTCACGCACCTTCACCGCTGGGCTCTACTCAAATGAGCTCACGCTGACACTGTTCCAGAGCTACGGCGCGACCGAAGTTGAAACCATGCTGAACACTTTGTTCGGTGTCGAATCCACACTCGTCATCAGCCCTGCCGGTGCTGTCGAATCAGCCTCGAATCCTGAGTACACCTTGACTGGTTGTTACTTGGCGACCGTGACTCCGATCTCGGCAGCAGTTGGCGAGCTCTCAGTTGTCGAAGCGACCTTCATGGGCGGATCATTCGTCCGCGATGTCACCTGATCTAGTAACTAATCCGAACCCCGACTAGGAGAACCCATGAAACTCACACTCAGTGTCAAGCTCGCCGATGGCGAGACCTACCAAGTAGTCACGAACCTGTTCGTGATCATTTCGTGGGAGCGTAAGTTCAAGCGACGAGCATCAGATCTTGCGAACGGGATCGGGATGGAAGACCTCGCCTTCATGGCCTACGAGGCCAGTAAACAGCAAGGTCATCCAGTCCCGATCTCATTCGATGAGTTCGTCAAGAAATTGGAAGATCTAGAAGTCGTGGAGACTGCGACCGCAGTCCCTACACAGGAGGCTTCCGGCGACAACTAGCAGCTCTGCTAGTTGAGACTGGGTTCTGGCCTCCGCACATAACATTCGAGACAGACGATCTGGCGACTTGCGTCCAGATCATCAATGAACAAAGACGGAAGACCTAATGGCTGCATCAGTAGGAGTTGACTACGCAGGACTCAAAGATGCGCTTCGTGAGATCCAGAAGGTTGATCCTGCTCTCCGTCGGCAGATCACCAAGGACATTAAAGGAGCTATGGATCCTCTTGTCTCTGCGATTAAGGACTCGATTCCGTCGTCGCCACCGTTGACAGGACAAAAGCACAACGGGCGCACAGCATGGAAGAACGAGTCAAAGAATGTCGTCGTCAAAGTGGACACGCGCAAGGCTCGCAAACGCAACCTCAGCGCAGGAGCACAGTACGAGTCCATCGGAACAGTGAAGATCACCGCTAAAGGTGCAGCTCTCTCTATGACCGACATGGCAGGACGAGGCCGAAACCAGACACGCAACAAGAACCCTCTGCGTGCTCGACCCAATTTCGCTAACGATCTGACCAGCAAACTCCGCAGCCCTTCACGCTTCATGTGGGCGCGCTCTGACGACTATCTGGACGAGATCACTCGGCGAGTTGACATGATCGTTCAAGAAGTCATGGGACAAACTAACAAGAGGATCGTGAAGCGCTAATGGCTATCAACCTCCCAATCATCAGCGAGTGGAATCCTGCCGGCATTGATAAAGCGATTGCCGACTTCAAAAAACTGGAGACTAAAGGCGAGAAGGCAGCGTTCGCCATCGGCAAGGCTGCAGTCCCTGCAGGGCTCGCTATCGCAGCGATCGGCGCTGTCGCTTTTGATGCTGTCAAAGCGTTTGCCGAAGATGACGCTGCAGCCCAAAAACTTGGCACGACTCTCAAGAATGTCACCGGAGCATCAGACGCTCAAGTCTCCTCAGTTGAAGACTTCATCTCAAAGACTTCAGTCGCTGCAGCTGTCGCCGACGACGAACTACGCCCAGCTCTCGACTCACTCATTCGAGGCACTGGCGATGTCACCAAGGCTCAAGACCTTCTCGGTCTTGCTCTTGATGTCTCTGCCGGCACTGGGAAGGATCTCGGCGCTGTCTCCGATGCACTCTCAAAAGCATTCAACGGCAACCTCGGCCCATTGAAGAAACTAGATCCAGCACTCGCCGATCTGGTCAAGAGCGGCGCATCAGCGGATGAAGTCTTCGCAGCAATGAGCGAGACTTTCTCTGGTCAAGCGGACACTGCAGCAAACACGACTCAAGGCAAGATGAAGAACCTTGGGATCCAGATGGGCGAACTCAAGGAGTCCATCGGTCAAGCGGTCGTCCCTCTCGCGAACAAACTGCTTCCGAAGCTCTTGGAGTTTGCAGCATGGGCCTCAAAGAATAAAACACTAATAGTCACGATCGGCGCTGTGATTGGCGGACTCGCTGTCGCAATCATTGCAGTCAATACAGCTATGAAAGTTTGGACAGCAGTCACGAAAGCATTCACAGCAGTTCAAAAAGTTTTCAATCTTGTGATGGGAATGAACCCAATCTTCCTCATTGCGATCGCTATCGCTGCCATCGTTGCAGTGCTCATCATTCTCCAGCAGAAGTTTGACATCTTCGGGATAGCAGTTGAGGCAATCGGGACAGCATTCGAGAAAGTCTGGGACGCGATCAAGTTTGTCTTCGACTGGGCAGTAGATCACTGGCCCCTGTTGCTCGCAGTGATCACAGGGCCATTCGGTCTCGCAGTTCTCGCAGTCGTCACTTTCAAAGATCAGATCATCGGCTTCCTCGGCAACCTCATCGGATGGATCGGCACAGCATTCAAAACAGTCCTAGACCTCATCCTCTGGCCCTTTAAGAAAGCATGGGAAGGGATCGTCCTCTTCAAAGACATGGTGATCACAGTCTTTAACGGACTCAAAGATCTAGCCGGTTCAATCTTTGACAAGGTAGGCGGAGCGTTCAAAGGCGTAATCAACGCAGTGATCTCAGGTCTAGAAGGCGGACTCAACTTCGCCATCAAAGGCCTAAACATCATCCTTGACGGGATTGACAAAGCTGCAGGGCCTTGGGTCAACTTCGGCGAGATCCCAAATGTGAAACTGCCTCGACTAGCCGAGGGAGGAATTGTCAGTTCGCCAACCGTTGCCCTCATAGGCGAATCTGGCCCTGAAGCAGTGATCCCTCTTGACAAGCTCGGCAAAATGGGACAAGGGAACACGATCAACATCACAGTCACTTCAGCAGATCCGAACGCTGTCGTCGCAGCTCTCCAACGCTATGTTCGAATGAGTGGCCCAGTGCCAGTGACCACAAGGCCACTATGAGCAATCAGAACCTCTGGAAAGTGACAGTGGACGGATACAGCCTTGACGGGTTCGTCTATTCGCTGTCATTCTTTAACGGCAAGAAAAGATGGCTGGAGAACTATTCGCCTCAAAGTCTGTCGCTGACTATTGACAACTCAACAAACTTGGCAGCATCATTTCTTCCTGGATCAGAGATCAAGGTGTACAGGGACGGAGTTGGCACGAACAACAACGCTCGAAGCTTCTTCTACACTCAAAGCGTTTCATACGATGACGGCTTCCAGTACGCCTCAGGTGGAGCGACAGCAACGATCACAGCGATAGATCTGTTCGGAGTGTTGTCGCGTGAGCAACTCGTGAACGCAGACCTCGGAGACTTTAATTGTCTTGCTCAACTTTCGGAATACACGCCACTTATCAGCTTCACAAACGACGGAAACAGTATCGCAGCAGTGACGGACAATTACACCGGCACCATCGGCGCTCGACTCGCCCAAAATATGCAGACCGAACACGGCCTCATGATCAACTACGGCGACACGATCAAACTATTGGCAAGGTCTCAAGTCGGCGAAAATGTCTCAACATTGTCATTCGGCGGTACAGCATCCGCCACCGTCCTACCCATGAACGCAGTCTTCAGGTCTGCCCTCGGCGATTCGTTCAACAATGTCGTCACAGTTGACGGACCATTTGGACAATTCACAGCAACCAACGCTGCAGGAGTCGCACTCTGGGGGACATGGGCAACGACGACGACACAGGTCGACGGAAGCAGTAGCCAAGCGCAAGCGTGCGCCGAATATCTTGCCGCTCTCATGGGCGACTTCTTGTCAGTGAATCAGATCTACTTTGAGATCCATGTCATGGATTACGCAGTCAACCCTTCGACTCTCACATTGTTCAACCAGTACAACGACTTCATCAGTCAGAACATAGATGTCGTCTACCGCATCCCCGGCACACCCTCAAACACGACCTACCAGTGCGTCATTGAGGGACTACAGATCAACTCAGATCCCGAGAAGACCGAGTATGTGTTCTACCTCACCCCAGCCGAGCTTTATCGTTCATTCATCCTTGACGATGCGATCTTCGGTACTCTTGACAATAACAGACTTAGCTACGGCGACACAGTAGTCGCTTAAAGGAGAATTATGGCAGTCCCATTTCTACCGATCTTTACAGCCGGTCAGATTCTGACCAGCGACGACATGAATGAGACAGGATCAGCGGTCAACAGTCTCGGCTTGTTCTTTGTCAAGTCACAATCAATCGGTTCAGCCGTGTCCAGCGTGACTGTCAGCAGTGCATTCTCAACAGATTATGAGGATTATCTAATAACTGTTACAGGTTCAAGCGTTTCAGCCAACCAGCCGAACCTACTCCTTCGAGTTGGTTCAACAACCTCAAGTTATAACTACGGAGGTACATACGTTGGCTATACAAGTGCAACTGTTACTGGCGATGCATCAACCACAGCGACAGGTTTTGTTATGGGCGCGTGTGGCAACGGTACAACTGGCAACGGCGTAACCCATATGACAGTCACAGTCAGGCAACCTTTCGTTACGCAGGCAACAATCTTCAACGCTGCAAACGCTTCTGCCGCATGGTCAAGTGTTTACAACGGGATCATGAACAACGGCACTTCATACACGGCCTTTACACTTTTGCCATCATCAGGAACATTGACAGGCGGGACAATCCGCGTCTACGGCTACAGAAAGTCATACTCATGACCCCCGAAGAATATAAAGCCCTTTACCCACAAGACCAAACATTTATTCAAGTAGATGACACTGAACGAACCATGACCGACGAAGAATACGAAGCATGGGTCGCCGAAGGTGTCTACAACAGCAACCATCCAAGATCATGAAAACTCTTGTCGTGATCGCAGCTCTGGCAGTAGTTCTTATGTTTGTCGTCACTGGATGCAATGACCGCACTCGAGACACCTGCGAAACTAAACCAACAGCCACAAGGTGCGACCAATGAAGAAATACACAAACTCCGAGATCAAGGCCCGACTCATTTTGATCGTCGGCATCACACTGTCACTGACGTTCGTTCTGAGCACTGCCTCTCTGATCTACGGACTTTTATTCGTCGTACAGCCGATTGACAAAGTTTCGCCCAATGACGAATCAGCATGGTCACTGCTTTCACCCATGATGCTGTTCCTCACTGGAGCACTCTCAGGGATTCTCGCGAGTAATGGGCTCAAGGACAAGGAGAAAGAACATGACAGCTAGACCGTACACAGGTAACAAAGACGGAAACCATCCCACACCACGCGCCGGCACAAAGCGATTTGTCGAGTTCTGTGAGTATCTCTTCGGTGTCAAGAACATCGGGATCTATGCGAATCGTCCGATGCGTTCAGGATCATCGCTGTCCGTTCATGCCACATGGCGAGCAGTAGATCTCAAAGGGACTAAGCCTCAGCGGAAGGCTCTCGTGGAGTTCCTCTACGAGCACAGGGACGACCTCAACATTGAAGAGATCCATGCTTACGATGGCACTGGATGCCCTTTGACGGGACTCGAAAAGTGGGGAGCAGGCTACCGCTGCGATCGTGACGCTTGGAAGGCTTGGACTGCCACTCGCAATGGAGGATCGTTCGGAGCCGACTGGGCCCATGTAGAGATTTCGCCATTGATGGCAGATAATCCGAAACTGGTAGAGGAAGCGTTCGCTCGAATCTTCGCCGAATGACTTGACATCGCGTCGCTCATTCGGTCAACTGTTTGAGCCAAGAGAGCACAGCATCAGCTGAGCCCCGACACTGGAGGCACATAATGCACCCGTTCAAGTTCCTAGCGTTCGTCGCTTTTGCGTATTTCAGTCTGGTCGTGATCTTCGGATCAGGTGGTGACTCACCGCCACAGACCACTGTCAAAGTTCCTCAGACCGTCCAGATCGTTCCCTTGACCGATGAGCAGATCGCAGACCAAGAAGCCCTCATCGCTCAAATGATCGCAGAGGAGAACGCGACGATCTACGATGAGCCCGTAAAGACCTCTACAACGCTCGTACAGCTCGCCCAGATAGATCCCGACACCAAATGTCAGGAATGGTTACCGCTTGCCGTAGAGATGGGCTGGCCCAACAGGACAGAAGTCTTGCAGACCCTCGGTCGCGTTATGTGGAAGGAATCGCGCTGTCAGTCAATTTCAGCCGATTCAGAAGTCTTCAATGGATCAGATCACGGACTCACGCAGATCAACCAGATCCACGAGGAATGGCTATCGGAGATGGGCTGGACTCTTGAAGACATGGCAATCCCATCGTCAAACCTGCGCTTCGCGTTCTTACTGTGGAACAGTCGAGAAGAAGCTGGGAAGTGTGGATGGCAACCTTGGAGCATCTCATGCTGAACAGCCTGAAATGGCAAGAAGAAGCAGCTTGTCGTGATCTGCCCGTTGACTGGTTCTTCCCCGAGGTTGGTGCTGAAGCATGGCAACACCTTCGGAGAGCTGTCGCAGTCTGTGAGAGTTGTCCGGTGATAGATGACTGTCTCAAGTATGCGCTGTCATTCGGCTATCGAGCCCTTCCGGGAATCTGGGGAGGCACATCGGAGAATCAGCGCCACGGGATGCTCCACTCTGACACACCTGTTTGATATGGTCGGATTATCCCACTAGGAAGGATTATCCAATGAACGACCCCGACGGAATGGTTCAGACGATCAGAGAGCAGGAGAAGCACATCGCCGATCTTGAGATCAGATTGAAACTACGAGAGAAGCGCGCCGACTTTTGGCGCATTATGAGCCTTGATCTTTACGATCACCTCATAGACCATTACGACGCAAGAGATCCAGAGCTTGCTAATTCGAGCCTGAGCATCGTGATCAACAAGTACGAGGAAGCGAGTCGCTATGGACTTGAGTAACTATGTGGATGTCCCGACACGCTTTGCAGCTCTACTAGAGAAATGGCCTGAGCTTCGCATCAAGGAGCATCGCCCAGAGATCGTCACGATCGGCGACAAGACCTTCATCAGTGTCACGATGCAAGCATGGCGAACTCCCGACGATCCGATCCCATGTCAAGCGACCTGTTTTGAGCCCTATCCGGGCAAGACCTCCTTCACTCGAGACAGCGAACAGATGAACGCGTCCACCTCATGCCTCGGACGCTTGGCAGGGCTCATGATGTCATTTCCGAAGATGGCCTCATTGGAGGAAGTGATCAACCGCCAGAAGGAAGAGCAATCCTCAAAGCCTGCTAAGCCTTGGGAAGCATCCGAAGGACAGCGACGACTACTCAGGGCTCTCGGTTATGCCGGCGAGGTTCCGTCTGGTCGTCTCGCTTTTGAGTCACTGGTTACTGATCTGAAGTCTAAGAAGATGCAAGAAGGGGAAGCGTTCTGATGATTCGAGTGCAAGTCACCGATCGCCTCATCTTTGAGGCTAATGAACTGCTAGAAGACATGAGTGGCGCAACTTTTAAGAAACGCGCTGACTACAAAGAAGAACACTCCCTTATCGGTGCAATCGGTGAGATCGCTGTCATTGACTACTGCTGGACTAACGACCTGCTGGCCTACAAACACCAAGGGTTGAAGAGCGATGTGCAGCTTCATTCTGGTCACACGATAGAAGTCAAAGTTCAAAAGGTGACGACTCCGCCAGAGATGCACTACTGCGTGAATTTTGGTGTTCGTAAGAATCCAGTCGAGAAGTCTGACTTCTTCTTCTTCGTCCATTTGCAATATGTCGCCGGCAGACCTGAGGCCGTTTGGCTTCTCGGTGGATGTTCGTGGGACAAGTTCTTCAGAATGGCAACCTTGCACCATGAAGGCGAGCCGATGATGCGTCATTACGCCGATGGCAACCATGTCCCAAATGGACGCTATTACAACACCGACTGTCACGACCTACCGATCTCACAGCTTGCTCCACCGAGTGCAGCTCTCAAACATTTCAAGTCCCTACAAGCGAAAGAAGAAGCAATATGAACCCCGACAATGTATTCACAGACTGGATGCAACCCATCCGACCCTTAAGAGTCCTGTTCCAATCAGGGGACTTGGATAATCCGAATCGGCACTACATCCACATCTTCGCTCTCCGCACTGGTGGCCTTGAGTGCGAGTATCTGAGCATTGACGGGATCTTCATTCAGGCGCGCTCAAGAAGTGTCATGTTTGCCGAGACTCTGATTGACGGTCACTGGTTAAGGCTCGGCAAATGATCCAGTACCAAGTGATCTCCATGTATCGAGTCGGCAACCCTCGCAAACTGACCGAGAGCCAAGCCTCAGAGCTGCACACCAACCCATCCATCGTGATGACGCTCCTGAACCAAGATCAGCACCTTGACCGCTATGTCAAAGTCATCGTGGACGGTACTGTCGCCGGCTATCAGACCTACCGCCAAGGTAAGCGCGTCACATTGGAAGACATCGTATGAGCATCTATCGAGCGCCCAGACCAGAGTCAAACTGGACTCAGATTCGTAACGAGATCATTGAAGACTCGCGTCTGACCTTTAAGGCCACAGCAGTCCTCATCTTCGTCCTGTCAAAGCCTGACAACTGGAGAACCTCCACACGACACCTCGCCAGTGTCAAACGCGAAGGGATAGATGCCATCAGGACAGCCATGACAGAGCTCGAGTCCGCCGGCTATATCAAGCGCCGAAGATACCAAGATGAGGGTGGGAAGTGGCAGTATGACACCCTCGTCTTTGACACTCCACAGCGTGTGGATAAAGGTGTGAGAAACACATCACCGCAGGTCGCACCTCGTGGGGATA